ATCCATGATTGGTATATTCACCATGGTGTTTTTCTCTAAATTCTTGCACTACTTTTGCAGCTTCCATTTTATCAAGAAATTCTCCAAGATAATACCTTTTTTTATTAATTTCTATAGCTGCTTTCCATTTACCAGTTTTTTTGACCCAATAAACACCTTTTATTCCACTAATTGTATTATGTTGGACTTTAGAATTCCATCTATTTTGTGATTTAGTAGATTCTCTTAAATTTTCAATATGATTATTCAGTATATTACCATCAATATGGTCAACAACTTTTGGAAATTCTGGCAGATACCCGTGGTGATATAAGAAAATCAACCTATGTTTAAGATAAGACCTTCTTAATATTTTAATTCTTTCATAGCCATTTGTTGGATTTATATCACCAGCCTTGTCACCAACGGAAATAAATGGCGTTGGATTTATTTTCCAATATAAATTACCATCTCGATATTCGAGTATTTGTTTTAATAAATCTTGGTCTAAATGATGTAGGTTGTGATATATAACCATGCTGGCATTCCTTTACAATGTTAGAGTAGGCGGATACTGGTAATATCGTGGCCTACACCTATTTATGCCACAATAATCAATTTACCAATTCCGGTATATTCTTCTATCGCATGTTTTAGTTGTTTTGGTGAAGCTTTGGGAGCTATAAAAACATAATCCAACTCAGGATTTACATCATTACTAGATAGAGTCCGATTCAAGTATAGGATCGCTTCACGAGCATCATCAAATTCTTTCATACCCATGTTATTAAACAATTTTGGTTTAGCAATATATTTCATTGTAAATATCCCAATCCACCCAAAATGCCACAAACCATACAGATAACTGTAACAATCAAAAGTGTTGATAATAATGTAAATGTAATAAGGTCGTCATAACAAATTGCCTTATTCAATACCTCACCACACCAATCATTCATTCGTTCTAATAGATTCATTTCTTTACTTTCGACATATTATTACATTTAGCAAGGAAATTAATTGCAAGATCAAATTGTTGTTCCATATGTTCCAATTCATCTACCAATTTTACCAACATATCGGCTGCTAGGCCACAATGTTCATAATAACCACGATTCAATTCTGCGGCTAATGCTCGAGCTTCATCTTTCATTTTGTACCTTTCTTCTTCGGCTTAATTGCCGCAATGCCGTATCCTGTTGTATCGGCCAATTCTGCCTCTTGTAGTTGTGCACGCAATGCAGCACATTCTTCATTCAGCATTTTATTCTCACGAACAATATCCATAATCGGATGTTCAAACATATCCCAAAGTTTATTAAACTTCAATTCATACATTTCTTTCATACCAAATAACACATTGGTAGTCTGGTCTATAGTGAGTCCATGTTCAAGTACAGCTTCAGCTAATTCATAGATATCATCTGTAACCATCCAACATTTTTGAATCTGTTGTTCGAAATCAAATCGATCTGCACTCATTTCTTTACTTTCTTTTTCTTTGGATTAAATGATTCATTGTTAACTGCTTCTTTTAACATGGCAATTACACCCCATTGGACCAATAACTCTAAAGCTTCTTTGTCAAAGGTTACAACGGCTTCGGCTGAGCCATCTTTATTTTCTTTAGTAATTTCTAATTGTAAGTCCATATATTTTAAGCCGCCATTAATTCTGGCATCTTAGCTCCTTTACTTAAATTGTAATCTCTACAAACCAATTCACCATTGTCCACCGTGGTTAGTCCACCTTTTGAATACGGAATCATATGGTCTGCAGCCCATATATCATGGTTATTAATATCTTCTTCGGGAATTATTTTACCTGTTTGAGGACATACACCACCTTGTTTAACCCACATTTCATATCGTTGTGCACGACTAAACAAACGCTCAGGATCCAATGATGCAATCACACTAGAAGGTGCCATCTGAATATCTCTTACAATATATTCATAACGAGCAAACAAATACACATCACTGGTGCTAGTATTACAACCCTCATAATCACGACTCTCGGTCTTAGTTTCAACCAATTTAGTGAAATCCCCGACACGAGCATTTTCTGTAGCCATAAACCATTTAAAGAATAGTTCTTTGTCTACAATGTTACGATTTTCCTTTTGTAGGTAAGTAATGGCCATAAACAGATTCATTAATGTTGAAACATCTTTAAATCCTGCATTAGCATACTTATCAACTAATTTCAAAGTTTCTTCAACTGCTTTCTTTGCACCCTTAAAATTACTCCATACTGTTGATTTGTCCATGTAAGCATTGTCTTTATCTTTCTTTGAAATACCATAAGTGGCACCATAAGAATAATACACAGACATATTAACAATTTGTTCATCAATTGCTCGGCGGTTGTTTGTTTTAAACAAAAACTTAAAAGCACTACCGTATTGTTTAGCCAACTTACGGACTTCTTCGGCAAAAGGTACTAGTGTAGCATTACGCAACTCTTGTGCATTTAATGGCACACCATTGTTGATGTTTTTAAACAATTCGGATAAGTCAGCACGGGTTGCTTTAACATATTCACACACAGAAATACGAATGTTGTTGTTGATATGTTCTTTCAACAATTTCGGATGTGTATTGAAACGGTCATTCTTTTCATTGACAATAATTGTACCATTTGGTAGATTATATTCTCCATGTTCAACGGAAACTTTATCATTGAGATATTCATCTAGTGTAATGGTACGATTGTTACCATCAATTGAAATACCCTCTTTACCACGGTTCTGCCAATCGGAGAAATAATTATGACATAAAGAATCTTCAACCGCTTCTTCCAAGCAACTTTCAATATTGGCAATAATAATTCGTGATGGAGCCATGCCTTTAATCAAAGAAGTAATAAACTCACTCTTTTGTTTAGGATCCCATCGTGCTTCGGATTGAAATGAAAGGTCTAGTCCAATTTTGTTTTTGAAATTGAACATTTTATCCGAATTTAATGGATAGTCTTTGTTGATATAAACTGTTACATTGTTACTCATAATTATTTCCTCATATTAAGTTAAGGTAAAACAATTCCCATAAACAGGAACTTTACTGCAGTGAATACCTTGGAGTTAACCAAGGTGAGAGATTAAACTGATACTGTTTCCGATTGAACTACGACAGGTGCAATAGGTGTTGCAGACTTGGTTACTACACCTTTGAATCGGCCATTGGCATCAAACTGGTCAAAGTTAACTAATTGATAACCAGTTACCTTACGACCAGATTTAATTACTTTCACAATACCACCATCTTTACGAATGTTGTAGATATTGGTACTCAAGCGATATAATACTTTCTCTTGGTCAGTACCTTTGAAACACTCAGCAATTTCTTGTGGTGATACAGGTTTGCCTGAAAGCAATACAATAGTAATTTTCTCGTGACGGTTTACTTTACCTTTGCGAACTGTTAAAGCCATTTTGTAATACTCCTAATCAAATTAAACATAATATAAAATACATCATACTGCTACACAACCATTATACAGAAGTTTCGGTTGGTTGGCAAGCACTATTTTACAACTGTTGTTCTGGTACAACACTATTACCACTATTTCTTTTTACACTTATCGTTATGGTACCGTCCAATATTTCCTGGATTGGTAACAATACCACAATGAATACATTTACCACGATTGGTTAATTGAAATTCGGATATTTTCTTCCGTTTTTCATCCGACATAGGTTTTGACCACTTATATCCTCCGAGTCCAGTTTTACCTTTATTCCAAGGAACTTTGCCTTTCTTATCAAAACCTTTTAACCAATTTTCTCTTGCTTCACCAACAATATCTGGTCGACCTGTTTCTGAACCGCCTTGGCCGCCACGGTGCATATTGTATTTTGGTTTTAATTCCTCAATCCAATACACTTCACGATCATTCAAAGAAATCTCGTCCTGAACTGTTTCCAACGATTCCATAATGAAATTTACATAACCATAATGCCTCATAGCATTGTGTAGGTAATAACCAGATCCAGCATTGGCCGTAGCTTTGTGGTTAGTAAATCTTCTATTCAATGAATCTTTGGTCTTTCCAATATAGAAATCACCATTAACTTTGTTGATTAACTTATAAATCTGCATTTTGATATCCTCTAGTAACACACTTATTTATGCGTTTCTAGAGTTTCACTCATTAAAGTGATTGTAGTATTGTATCAGGTTCAGCCAAATTTGTTGCTGTATTTGCTGGACTTTCTACTGTAGCATCAACTTTGCTGTAAAGGTCAAGAAAACTCATTTTGGTTTCTTCATCAAATCTCGCAACACATAGTGTAATTGCCTTCATCTTATCCTTGAAGATAGTGAATGCTTTAGCAATATGAACCAAACGCCGTGTTGAAATAACTTCATCAACAGCACCTTCCATATAACTCTTACGGATCACATCTGCCCATTGGCACAAGTTTTCAACAAAATCTTTATCGTCAATTAAAGGTGCAAGAATTTTCTTTTCTGTTTTCATATCAGGAAATTCTTGTTCAACTGTAATAGGGAATCGTTCAAGGAAAGCAGAATCTAAAATTTGTGCCAAATACTTACCTTCATCACTACCTTGGCCTTTAGTATTGGCCGTTGCAATGATATTGAAACCTTTAGCAGGATGAACCACCTCACCAGATTTCTTATTGTAATGTGGTTTACCTTCCATAATTCCTTGTAAACACATTAACTTATTAGAACCACGGTCTACTTCGTCAATCAATAGAACTGCACCACGCTTCATGGCAATCAATACAGGACCATCACGATTGACCACATTACCATTGACCAATGTAGGACCACCAAGTAGGTCACTCTCATCAGTTTCAACAGAGATATTGACACGGATACATTCACGATTCAACTCCGCACACACCTGTTCGACCATCAAGGTCTTGCCGTTGCCTGATA